CGGTCCAGCCGATCGCGCTTATTTTACCCATGAATCTTCTCCTTGTTTCGCCAACAGCGGCGCATCTTTGTAGATCCGGTTCTGGGCCATCCGGCAGTAATCGAATTTAAGATCCAGCCCTATCCCGATTCGACCGAGCTTGTCGGCTACGAGGGCAGTAGTACCGGCGCCGGAGAACTGATCAAAAACAATACAAGGTTTAGGCTTAAATTCCTTGGCGGTTTTTTCGATAAGCGCGAGCCATTCGGCCCCTGTGAGAGCTTTACCGGGATGCGCCGCTTGGAGACACTTGCAGGAGGGCTTCCAACCGAGGGTCTGCGATGGGATAAAAGGGTTGTCATGCTCACCGCCGTGATCTCGGGCAGCTTTCATATTGTCTAGCATTCGGTGCCCCTTTTCCTGCGAGTGGGTACCCGACCACTTGCCGCCATAATTTTTTCTGCTCTTTGGCCGATCATGGGCCGGATCTCGATCAACAAACATCCGGCTGCCTTTGCCTGGGTTGTTAGAACCATAAGCGCCCGTCGGATCATGACCAACCTTCTCAACGATACGAATCCACGGCGCCCCGCACTTGGGGCAACAGCCCTTTTCCGAGGTCCCGGCCTTGATACAGCGCAGCGGGATCTCTGGACTAAAAGTTGCAAAATGTGCATCAGGAAATGCGTGCGTAGGGATCTCCCAGACGGATCTTAAATTTCGCCCAGCCTCGGGTGGTAGGTCTTTCATGTAGGACTGAAAGCTCGGGTTGTTCCGATTGCCATTGCCGGCATCCTGCATCTTAAAGACCAGTGATGGAGGGCTACCGTCTTTCGCTTGCCGTGCGTGGGCTGTGCCAGAAACATTCTCCCGGACCGCCTCGGCATCCCAAAAATACCTCGCGCTCTTGGTTAGCAGGAAAATATACTCGTGCGCTGTTGTGGGCCGGTCGGTGACGCTCTCCGGCATCGGATTGGGCTTGGCCCAGATGATTTGCGACCTCACCCACCATCCATCCGCCTGAAGAGCCAGAGCGACGCGGGCGGGGATCATGCAGAGGTCTTTGGGCTTGAGACCGGGGGCATCTGCCATGGGTGGCTTGAAACTCTTATCGCCCCATGCTTCCCGTTGGAATCGCTCTGTTGCTTTCGGGCGTTGGCCTCCCTTGCCGGTTGGATGATGGTTGCCCCAGGAGCCGGCATAGGAGTCACCCAAATTTATCCATACGGTCCCATCCTTTCTCAACACCCGGCGGATCTCTTTGAATATCTCCACGAGGTGCTCAACGTACAGCTCTATGGTGGGCTCAAGGCCGAGTACCCCGAGCCAGCCATCTCCCCACACGCTCGGGGCGATCTTGTAGTCTCGAAGGTCCCAATTACCAATATGGAGGGGACGTAATCACGCACTGAACCGAATTGTCTTTCAAGGGAATGTTTCTAGCGTCCCCTTGCAAAATTATCCACCCCATATTGTTGACATCACCCCACTTCCGGGGGTACAGTGACCCCATGAACAAAAACCAGATTATTCACCACCGTCTGGACTATCCCGTCTTTAAGCGGAATCCTCCTTGCGTCTTCCTGTAAAATTAGCCAAGTCATTTTGCTTGGAACAAGCTCCGTTCTTTTTCCTCTTCCTTTTCCGGTTCCTGAATCAACTGGCCAGCTAGATAGTAGTGGAAGGCGTTACCCCGTTTGCCGGTTCCCGTTCTTTCGACCTCCCTAAGCTTCATCAACGCTCTTAAGGCTCGTGACATGATTCGACCTTGCCCTGGGATTGCCATGTGGATCTCCTTCTCCTGGGCGCCAGGTTGCTCTTCTAAAAATTCTATTATCTGGGGCTTAAAAATTTCAATCTCTGCATCCATTCGCGTGCCGATCTTCTCGATCCACCCGTCCTTTCCGTCCGAGATAGCGATTTCGTCGAAATTACGGCCCCCTCTTTGATCGGTTCTCAAAATGCGTTGGGTGCTTTCCGATAAGCGTTTGAGATGAAGATAGGTATAGGCGAGACCCCGAAGCCCAGTGCTTCCAATCGCAGAGTCGAGATCGTCCCTGCTCTCCTTTCCCGCGTGATGCAAAAACATCACATGGCAGCCTTGTTCTTTAGCTGCGCTCAATAGAGGCTCTGTCGCGTTGTTAATTTCCGAGTAGTCGTTAATATTTTGAAACCTGAAGACTTTTTGCAGCGTATCGACGATCAATAGCTTAACTCCGTTTTTACCTACCTGTTCCATGACCCACTTTTGCGCCTTGACCGGCGCCCGCCCCGTATGGATAAAAATCGGGTCGCTGTCTTTAAGGCCGAATATCTTAAAAACGTCCCTCATCTCGTCGTGCGTGGCGTCTAAGGAGAGGTAGGCGACTGGACCTTGAGTTACCCCCCGGGCCAAAAAAGGATAGCCGCGGGCTATGGCGATGGCCAGATTAGTGGCGAGAAAAGATTTACCTACCTTCGGCTTTGCTACCAGGATGGAAGCCACCCCAGCCGCCAGGCAATCCTCCCATATCCATCTTTGAGGGTCTTCGGGCTTGCTTAAAAAGTCCTTTGCGTTTAAAAACTCCGGCCAGAACTCCGGCTGTTGGTTCGGGGGTCCAAGTCCGTTCCTCCGGGCGAGCTCCGCCTGGGCTGATCGCCGCTCCTGGATAAGGGAGACAATAACCAGGTGCTCGGCGCCATGAACCTGGCCGAAATTGACCTGCTCCTCTAAGGATCGAATATGGATTTTTAGCTCGTCGGAGCTAAACGAATCAAAATCGGGATGAGCCTTTATTGTTGGAAGATCATCCGACATGATGAACTCTAAGGGTTAATGATTGCTGCCGGTGAGATTCTACATAACGTGCTGCTCTGCGGATTACAATAGGATCGTCTCTAAGTTGCCCAATACCTCTATTACAACCATCGCATAACAAATCTCTAATTTGTTTTGTTATATGGTCGTGGTCAACTACCAGTTTTTGCCCTGAACAACCACAAGCTGCGCACTTATTATTTTGTTTGGCTAGACGGCTTTGGTATTGTCTAATTGTAATTCCATACTCCCGCTTTAAACGCACTCCTCTAACTTTTTCAGGATTTGCCTCTCGGTACGTTTTCCTGCAGGCCTTAATTTTTTCTTTATTTAGATGATAATATTTGACTTTGCGCAATCTTGAACATGGTCGGCAATCTCCGTGATGATTGCGTCCGACCAGGCTAATATCATGTCCACGTTTACAATGAGATTTGATAGACAGCATTTCCACCTCTCAGTAGTGTGGTCTGGGGTGCTGAGAACACCCCAGACCCGGTTGGACTTCTTCGACCGGCTGCGCGACCGGCCAGGATGAAAATGAGAATAAACGAAGAGCGGGGAAGATGTCAAGAAAAGAAATAATTCACTTGTAAATATATGTTGACAACGGGTTTTGAATATAGTAAAGGAATTGGCGTGGATGACCAGCCTAGAGCCCGTTCCATCCGTTGCGCTGATACCATCTGGGGTAAGTTAAAGATCCTCTCTTCAGCCCGTAGGGAAAAAATGTCCCTCACTCTCGCTTATTTGGTTGCCGCAGAGTGGGAAAGGCTTCAGTCAAATAACTGGGAAGATAAGGGTGGGCAAATTATATGGCCGATGTCGGAGCAAGAAAAGCATGGACGAAGAAATTCTAAGGCAAAAACTAGTCGTCGGACGTAAGTTGGTCGCAGACCTCTGTGATCGCGCAAATCGGGGAGCGGTAGAAGCATTGATTACAGCTTTTCGTAACAACACTCACCTTGCCAGCCTCCCGGAGATAATCAATGACCCCGACGGCTACGTGTTCACAGAAGTGATGCTCAAGGCAGCCACGGGAGGTAAGGCTATAGAAGCGTTGGGCGATGTCCCAAGTGAAATCAACCGGCGAGATGCCATGATATATACCATCGGCCTTTATGTCGGCGTGTACCTATCGGAACTCGGAAAGGCGAAAATCATACTGAGGACAGGGGGAACAGATGGCTAAGCAAGAATCTCTTGAGGGGATGGAATTACCGGATGCGATCCCGGAAATTACTGCAGCGGCAGAAGCCTACGTGGAGATTCGAGATGCAAGGTTGCTCGCGTTGCGTGAGGAAACAGTAAAGAAGCAAGAGTTGTTGGACCTCATGCACAAGCACGAGTTGCTCACCTACCGGGACGGCGATATGGTGGTTACCATCGAACCTAAGGAGAAGATCAAAGTGAAAGTGGGGGACGGGGAGGAAGAAGAAGGCGAGTAGTGGCAATCGAGATTATTAGTCGCCGTGAGCATCTGAAGGTGTGTGAAAACTTGGGGATTAACTGGCTGGAGATTTATAAGCCCCTTACGGGCAAAGAACTTAAGCGACGTGAATCGCTCTATCGTGACCGAAAAGAAAAGTTGCACACGACAGTTAATGGTCGCGGTAAAGTCGCGCGATTGACTAGGAAAAAATGAACTACAACCCCATTAAGGAAGGGTCTAAAGGAATTTCATGAATGACAAAGTGACCCACTTGAACGTCGAGCGGGCCATCAAGGCTGGCGACTCCCGGCTAGTCTCTCCGCTGGAACAGCTCAAGGATTTGGTGCAGGAGATCGAGACCGGCAAGATAAATCCCGATCAGGTTTTTGTTGCCATGCTCACCTTCGACAAGGAAGTTCCCGGCCGCTGGAAAAGCAACTGGGTGTGCGCCAACATGACGATGCGCGACATCATTGCGTTGCTTGAGATTACCAAGGACAATATCCTTCATGGCCAATAGCGTTGCCAAGAGAGCGGCTATTTTTGGGCGCTTAAGTCTGGAAGCGATTGAGACCATTGTCCAACGCTTCGAGACCGAGTTCCAAGCAAACAAAATTCCCCTTGCGCTCAAAAACGGCCGGAACTGTACCGTGTGCGCTTCGGATTACCGAAGCGAGGTAAACCGCAAACTCCTCGAGGGCGACTTCTTCAGCCACATCGAAAAAGACTACGGACTCAATAGTCTCTACATCGGTTGGCACTATGAAGAGCACCTCATCCCGGTTGTCGCGCCCGAGATTAAGGCAAGTCTGTTGGACCTCGCCAAGCGGGTAATTGCCTACAGCCCCTTCCCCTTGAACGGCGCCGAAGATCGGCAAATCCGATGGTGCCTCAATCAATACCTCTTGGCCCGGAGTCTGCTTTTGGACGACGTGGCCTCGCCGGCGGAGTCGGAGTTGAAGCGGAAAAGCCTCATGTCCTACGTGACTGTGATCGGGCAGATCCGCGATACCGCCGTCTTGCTTCATCAGGTCAAGGCAAAAAAGCCCGGACAGGACGAGCTCGAGGATTTGGTTTCCGGGGAGCAACAGAAAGTTTTGGAAGATGCACGTAAAAGGCGGCAACTAACAGGAGGAGAAAACGATGGCGAAAAAGGACGAAGTGTTGGGGAAAATCTTGGCGAGCAAGGGACAGGCACCACAGGGAGCCCAAAGCGGGGAGAGCCTAGCACCGCAGCCGGGGCCTGATTCAATACTTCCCGAGCTTGAGCAGGCCCTTGCCGATAAGGATGCTCATATTAACCGTCTCCTTAATCTGCTAATCCGTATCCGTCCTCACATCGCCATTCGCAACGGCATGGGGCAGGTTTCTAAGGAGTTCTGTACCGGCTGCCAGGGCGGGCACAAGAAGAATTGTCCCATGCCACAAATTTTGGCAGAAATTGAGGAATGAAGAATCCTTTCCAGTTGTATAGAATGTCCCTGCGGGCGGGTGATTTGGAGGCTGAGATGAACGACGATTTGAGATTGCTCAACCCCCCTCGATGCGCGACCTGCAAGAGTTGGGATCAGAGATATCCACAGAATAAAGACACAGGCGTTTGTAGGCGAATGGGGGCAATTCAATTCGACAAAGAAGTGGCGGTCCTTGTTGTAACAGACGATTCCCGCCCGACTTCCGATTTCAGCGCCGTTCGCACGCGCTCAAATTTTGGGTGCAAACAGCACTCGGATTTTTTGCTTACTCAATATGAGGTGTAGCTAAGATGAAAATCGTCACCGAACCTGAGTTTTTCGCCCGGCTGAAAGAGAAGCTGGACAGCATTGTCAGTCCACCTAGCCCCATTGATCCCCTTGAACACCGAAGCGTAATGATCCGTTCCGTCATGGGACCGGGGCGCTCGGGGGCTATCGCCAGCGTGTACGCTTCGCACTACTTGGGCGCCATCTGGCTCCCGGCCATGATGAGGGTCGTTCCGCAGGTGCTTCGTCCCGTGCTTGTGATCGACGCTGCGACCATGAGCGGTGCGAGCCTGCGGAAACTAGCCAACCGGGTAAAGGCCGAGTTTCAGCTCGCCCTCTTTGAAGAACCCCCGCGGGTGAGATTCTGGTATGAAGAGAGGGAGCGGCCCGGCTTGGAGGTTATTTCCTACGGCGGAAAGTGCGGGGTCTGCGGTTTCGAGTACCGGGAGTATCAGGGGCACATCATTCCGTGCCCGAGATGCGAGTTGGAAGAGCTGAAACGCGATAATCTTGTTCTTCAAGTCTAACAAGGAGGTTCCCCATGGAGAAAGTCTACGTTGAGAAGTTTGTGACGTTCAGTTATATTTCGATGCAAGGCTGGTCGGCGTACTACTGGGACTCGCCGCCAAGCGGGATGCAGTATTACCGGCTGAAAATTCCCGTTCCCGAAGAGTTGGTCGGTCAGACGATTGAGCCGGAGATGTCGGGACCGGAGATTAAGATTGACTGATGGCTCTTAACGTCGAAGAACTCAGAAACTCGCTCGGCCAATATTATCTTGCCATAAATTCTGGCTACCAGTGGTTTGACTATCAGCAGAACACCATCATCCCAGCCCTTGAGGATCTTGAGCGTCGGGAAATTTTGAGGCTGGCGATTTTTATGCCACCTGGTGACTCAAAATCGGATATTGCCACTCGAACATTTGTGCCGTGGTACTTAGGCAGGCATCCAGACCATAATGCGATGGTCTGCTCCTACTCGGCCGACCTCGCCAGCGATGACTTCGGCGCAAAAATCAAAGCCAGGATGCAGAGCGACCTGCACCTTAAAATTTTCCCCAATTCCAGATTGACCCAAGACAGCCGTAGCAAAACGCACTTTACGACGAAAATGGGAGGAAACTTTTACTCAGTCGGTTACAGCGGTGGCATCGGAGGCAAGCGGCTGGATTGCTTTCCCGCGGGGACGATGGTCACGACCGATCAGGGGCAAATAGATATTGCTGCGCTGTACAACGCGGATAACAAGCCGAAGGTGCTCGGCTTCAATCATGAGCGCGGCATCGTCGAGTGGCGAGCCATTCGAGCAACTAGGAGGGTTTTATCGCATGATCTCGTTGAAATTAGAACAACCAGCAATAGACGAATCGTATGCACGGCAGATCATAGGATCTACTGCCGTGAATCCGGTTACAGGCCGGCGATTAGTTTACGACCAGGAGATACCCTTTCCGCGACGTTTGTCACGCCACAACAAAAACTGCGCAACATGTGGGCGACCGATACATCGGGGGCGAAACTGCCGGGAATGTTATCAAGCGACACGCCGAGAGGGGATAGTAGTCGAACTGGTTTGCGCCTTCTGTGGGACGCGGTTCAAAAAACTCCGGGCAGAATACGAGAAGCAGCTTCGGCGTGGTGCCAGATTCTTTTACTGCACACATGCTCACTCCATAGCGCACTACTCGGCAAAATATCATCATCAATGCAGTTATTGTCATGGACGCGCACGGTCGGGCTGGAAATACTGTTCGCGGGTCTGCCAACGAGCGGCGCAGGCTGCGTTGAGACCAAAGCGGACATGCCCTCAATGCGAACAGGAGTTCGCCCCAAGAGGGTCGCGGACGATCTTTTGCTCTCGCTCCTGTGCGGACAAGGCTCATTCTTTAAGAATGAGAGGGGCTGGGAATTCTCATTTCAAGACCGGAACGAGCTACGCCAAACTGTACGAGTTAATGCGCCCGTTGATCCTGGAACGGGACGAAAATCGCTGTATCGTTTGTCAAGCCTCAGAGGGAGTGATTTTGGTTCAATGGCGCGGACAACTGATAGTCCGAACGACTCTGATTATCCATCACATAGACGAGAATCCGACGAACAATCAGCCAGAGAACCTTGTGACGATTTGCAAGACATGCCATGCGGTTCATCACAAATCCAAGGAGACTCCGTGGCCGCGGTTCGCAGATTACGCACGGCAAAAGTCCCTGTCTATGACATCCAAGTGGAAGGGACAAATAACTTCTTTGCAAACCAAGTACTCGTGCATAATTGCCTGATAATGGACGATCTGATCAAAGATTGGGTAGACGCCGAAAGCGAGACTATCCAGAACACCTTATTTGACACCTATACCGGATTACTGAAGGATCGTCTAAAACCTAAAGCGGTGATTGTCATGTGCGCTCATCGCTGGACGCAACGGGATATATACGCCCGGATACTTGAGCACGATGGCACAGTCGATCAGGGAGGAGATTGGTTCGTAATAACCCTACCGGCTGAAGACCCGCAGAACCCCGGAAAGTATCTTTGGGAAGAGTATCACGGGAGAAAACACTATGAAGATTTCAAAAAGAAAGAAGGTAAAGTTTGGTGGGCGAAGTTTCAGCAGGACCCTTCAGCCTCTCAGGCGTATAAATTCAAGGAAGAGTGGTTGAAGTTTTATGACATTCCCATCCCGCCGGGTCGCTACAACACTTACATGATCGTGGACCCGGCAGGGGCGAAGGGGAAGAAGTCCGACTATACTTCAATCCACGTATGGGCGGCCGGCCAGGACAAGAAACTTTTCTTGGTTGATTGGATTCACGACCGACTGAACCCCAAAGAGCGGGTGGAAGCGATCATGCGCCTAACTCGACAGTGGAAACAGCAACAGACGATCTACGAAGAGTACGGCCTATTGAGTGATACCTATTACCTGACTGAGAAAATGCAGGAGGAGGGCTTCGATATCAGAGTCTATCCTGTGCCGGTTGGCCGGAGCGGACCCCGGCATAATTTGTCGAAAGATTTGCGGATTGACGCGATTGTTCCATTTTTCTCAGAGGGGCGGATTTACCTGCCTCGGACCTGTATGCGAAAAATCTACGATGGCCGCACCGTGGATCTCACTAAGCGGTTCATCGACGAAGAATGCAAGCTCTTCAAGGGCGTCGGCTCGATCGCGCATGAAGACGACCTCGATTGCATGTCCCGGCTTTTGGAGCCCGAGCTGGTAATTACCTACATGGAGAATGAAGAAAACATCGGGCGAAAGAAGTCCACTGGCGGGCAGAAGGTGGTTGGAGGCTGGGAGGCGGTATACGCGCTCCTCGTATCCATCATGGGGTTATTGTCGTTATGGGTCTAAAAACTGCGAAGGGAAGAATTCAACATGCTGCTTACATGCGTAATTGGAAAGACCAGAAACGCAAGAAGTTGGCAGAACTACTAGCTTCTGGCAAACCGCTACCGATAAAAACCTGCAAAAAATGCGGCCAATCAAAGCCAATTTCAGAATTCTATGTCGGTTACTACTTTTGTATTCCCTGCCATAATCAACGAAGCATCCACTGGCAGAAAGAAAATCCGAAAAGAACCGCGCTATCTAATCTTCGATCATCACGGAAGAACAAGGCAAAACGCTATCGGGCAGCAACTATGTGGAAAAAGGCGAATGCTAGGAGGCACGCAGAACTTAATCGGCGGTGGAAATTGCGACACCCAGAAAAAGCACGTGCTTTACGTAAAGCATCGAAGGCCCTGCACCGCTCTCGACTTTCTCAAGCTCAAGGCCGAGCAAGCGCACAACAAATCAGGAACCGTATGGCAATGTGGGGTAATCGCTGCTGGATTTGTGGCGATCCAGCAGAAGAGATTGACCACGTAAAGCCTTTAGCTAAGGGTGGCTCAAACTGGCCTGCCAACCTGCGCCCGATCTGCGGGAAATGCAATCTAAAAAAAGGCTCTCAATGGCCTTTTAAGAAAGCGGCATAACTGGGAGGAGGAAGCTAATCCGCAATTTCTCCTTGACAAATCTCAAATATCGTTTTATTGTCCTGCCAAATGCCATTATCGGTTTCCCGAACAGGACTTTTCCTTTTAGGAGTCCATTTTGCCAGAAACTGACGCCTTTCAGGATACTCCCGGAACTTCAGAAGTAGGCCCGCAGATCGACGCGGGCAGTTATCCGCAAAACAGGATTGTCACTTGGATACAAGGCGAGATCAATACCTCCCGTACCCACGTCGAGAAGTGGCGCAAGGAGGCCAAGCAAGCCTACCGCTTCCGGGATGGCAAGCAACTTTCCGACGAAGACTTAAAGAGTCTCATCGACCAGCAACGCCCTCACAACGCTTTCAATACCGCACAGAAGTTCATCCGGTTTGTCGCTGGCGTGGAAGCTTACTCACCGGAAGCCTTGATTTTCGAGCCGATAGATGAGTCCGATGAAGTCCAACAGTCCGTTGGGGAGTTTGTAACTCGCACCTACGATTGGGCCATCACCAAGAGTTATGGCAACTTCAACCGGGCACGGTCCTTCGAGGATCTCGTAGTGACCGGGATGGGTTGGGGTGATTACTACATCGACCGTGGGCGCGACCCGCGCGGGCTACCGGGTTCCTGCCGGATTCCATACGATGAGATGTGGTGGCCGCTCTGCTCCAATCAGAACTTGATGGGCACTCGTTGGCGCGCCCGCGAGAGCCTGATTGACCGCGAAGAGGCCCTAGCCCGATGGCCGGACAAAGAATTACTCATTCGAGCCGCAACTGTGTCTGGGGGCGAGATCCAAAACCGACCCGAGGCCGAAAGCACCATCCAGTATATTATTCCTTACATTCAGACCAAGCCGATTGAGGATAGCAGCCAGGGCGACCCGACGAAGGGCAAACTCCGCATCATGGAGTTTCAGTGGTACGACGACAAGATGGGGTACTACTTTTTTGACCCGCTGGAGGACGACGACATTTGGCTGCCCGACGATCAGTTCCGCACCTACGGCAACCGCCTAAGCAGGATTCTCGGTAAGTCGATCACCGATTACGTCCGCCAGTCGCGCAAGGTCCACCAGAAGGTCTTTCTCTTGAACCAGAAACACCAACTCGGCGACGTGATGCAGCTTCCGGGCAACCGCTTCACTTTCAACTGCATGACCAGCCATTGGGACGAGGAAGAAAAAGTTTTCTATGGCTACATGCGGATTCTTATAGATCCAAGTCGTTACGCTAATAAATTTTTCAATCAGGTCCTTGAGATTATGGGCCATCAGCCCAAGGGCGGAATCCTCTATGAAGAGGGGGCGATCAAGCCCAAGCAGGTAGACCTGTTTGAGGCGAATTACGCAAAGCCGGGCACTTCTCAGGAAGTGGCTCCAGGGGCTATTTCTGGCGGCAAAATCAAAGACAAGCCGGTTCCGATACTTCCTCAAGCGTCTATGGCCGTGATGGAGTTCTGCATTAAGACAATGGAGAACGTATCTGGCTTCTCGCCCGAGAGCGCCTGGGGTCAGAGCGGCGCCAACGTGCCGGGGATTACAAATAAACAGAGGCAGCGGGCGAGCTTGCTGCTTTTGAGCAAGGAGTTTTCTTCGCTTTCCCTCTACCGGATTGAGGAAGGCGAGATTATTTTCGAGCAGCTAAAAACCCTGTCCGATGATCGCCTTATCCGAGTCGGCAAGCCGTTCGAGAGCGAGGTCATCCAGCTGGCCCGCGAGCCCTTCTTGTTAGAATATTCCCTCAACTTGGACGACACCGAGCGCGATCCGAATATCCGCCACCTTTACACGGAAAACGTGCTGGCCATCGCTCCGACCTTGATTCGTATGGGGAAATTCATCCCGGAACTGCTCGACTATATGATCTTACCTGTAAAAATTCGTCAGGTATTGAAGAAGGCGATAAGGGATCAGGCGCAGGCTGAAATGCAAATGTCTCAGATGGGTATTCAAAAAGGTGGTCGTGGCTCCCCGGTTACGCCACAGGAGCGGGCAGCGAAGGTTCAGAAAATTCAGGCGGATACGCAGGTTCAACTGGCACGGGCCAGCCGGATCAAAGGCCAGCAGACCAGAGACCAGATCAAAATCATTCTGGAAACGCTTGTTGCGGGCCACAAAGCCAAATTGGATCGGGATAGCCAGGGGGCCGAGCTCGCGGCCAAGGCGTTGGAGCTGTTTGACCGAGCGCGTGGCATCGTGCCACTTGAGCAGCAGAATAAAGAAGCAGCCAAGCAAATAGAGGGGAGCGCGGCATGAACGGCCAAGCAACAATCCTTGATGCTCGGGGACAGGCCATAGGCCAAGAGCCTGAACAACAGCAGGGCATAGCCCAGGACTCCAATGTGCCCAAAATGATCGGGCTGCATGTGGCCCAACAGATTGCCAAGGCGGTTGCTGCCGAGATGGAGGATTACGTGAAGCGTAACGCCGTTCCATCGGGTGAGTTGCATGTCAACATCGTTAGTTTCAAGAAAAAAAATAAACTGCGCGTTACCCTTTGTCGGCAGAAAAATAACATCAGGATCATCGGGACACCTTTGCGCGAGATAGACATAGAGTGGGATCTCAAACCTTAGTAAGGGGGAGTTAAGATGAGAAAACTGACCACTATTTTTTTTCTTCTATCACAAACATTTGATTGGATCGAACAGAAGCAAAACTAAAGGAGGTTATTATGCCGCCAGAAGAAACAGATCCCAATGCTCCAGTAAAGCTGGAAGCACCAAAACCAGATGAGCAGCCGGTTCATCCCTTGGATCAGATATTCAAGGACGAGGGGGGAGATCAGCTTCACCTTGAGCATCCGACCCTAGATGCGGGGATCGAAACCCCCGCCGAGACCGCACAGCCAGCCCCAGCCGAAGCGGCACCGGCAGAAACCTCCAAGGAAGAACCGCCTAAAGAACAACCTCCCAAAGAGGAGCCTCCAAAGGAGCAACCCCCGGTAGAAGCCAAGCCCCACCCAAAGGGACCCTCCTGGAAGCAGATGAAGGAGCTTCAAAAGCAGCTCAAGGAGGCAAACCAGGCAAAGGAGGCGGCTGAACAGAAACTCAGTCAGCGTCCACCAGCAGAAACGCTCCTAGACGAGGAGCTGCCCATTGAGGATCCCCTTACCAAGGTCACCAGAGATGTCGGGGATGTCAAGGCAACTGTCGCGCAGACCGCCGAGGAGCTAAAGCGCCTGCGAGCAAATCAGGAGCAGCAGGCGGTAACGGAACAAATCAAGGTCGAGGAATCTACCTTCAGCCGGGATCATGCAGATTACCCAAAGGCCGTGCAGTTTCTTGTCGAAAAGCGGCTTTCCCACTACGAAAAAAGCGGTCGGGTAGAGCGGGCGGCTACTTGGGAGATGGGGAACCGGCGTGAGGTGATTGAGCGGTATGCGGCAGAGACTGGCAAAGACCCAGATGACGAAGAGCAGCTATACGAGGCCGCGCGCGAAATGGTAGGACGAATTCTGATTGAGCAGGACCGCTTGGAGCTTATCCGGGATTGCCGCGAAACAGGTCGGAGCGTGCCGGGTATAGTCTACGATCTCGCCGTGGATTTTGGCTATCAGACCGATGGGGCGACCAATCCGGCTGCCCCCGCGCAGCCGCCAGCCAAGCCAGCCGCTCAACAGCGCGTGAAGCGGGCAAAGGAGCAGGAGGCGCAGGCAATGAGTCTGTCGGTCATGCAGAGCGGAGGGGGGGCACCACCGGCGGAGATCACCTCCAGGAAGCAGATCCTCGAAATGGACGAAAAGGAACTGGACCGCTACATGCTAGACAAGGAGAAGGCTGGCGACCCACTGTGGTTCCAGAGGTTGTCAGAGTAAGGAGAAAAACAATGGATGCTGTTCCTATCAGGCCATACTTTAAGGCAGTCACGGATAATACCGTCCATCAAGTTTTAGCAGCCAACGCCCGCGTGAGGCATATCCTGTGGCACAACGACGACGGCGCTGCTCGCTTTATGCAGATTTTCAGGCGATTGGCCGCCGATGTGGTGCTCGGAACAACCGTACCCGATTTGGTCATACAACTCGGAGCAGACGCCACAGACGTTTTTCCCTTCGGCGATACGCTCATTAGCCCTTTTTCTTTTGCGATTACGACAACGCGGGGCGGATCAACTGCTGGCACAGCGTCCGATGTGATGATTGCATTGTGGAGTTAGGAGGACCTGATCGCAGGAGGGGGGGTCAAAATGGCATTTCCTTGGACAATCGACAGAGACAATTTAACTCAGTGTTTTGAATATACCGCCTCAGGCGATGTGCTCTATTGGGGGCTGGCGCAGCCTGGGTCACTCAAAAATAAACCTCAATGGCAGATATTAAAATATATCTACAGCCAGCCGAAACAGACAAGCGACATCCAGTGGGCCGATGGAGACTCAGAATTTAACAATGTGTGGGATAACCGGGCTACTCTCAATTATAGCTAACGGAGGTAAAAACAATCGTCCATACTAGCAAGTTTTGAGCCAAGATTTAACGATTCCGAAAATTTCTCTTGACACGGGGTTTTAAAACTGTTATACGAAAACCGTAAAGGCTGTTTTGCCACTTTCACAATGCTAACTAATTTTAAAACAAACGGAAGAAGGCTCATGAGGGCACGAGCCGTTCAGGTTGAAGCAGACCACTGCCCTCCCTCGTTTGCCGGGTTCTCGTCAAACTCGACGGGGTTAGCTGGCGCCCCTCCAAAGGCGAGTGCGGTCCAGATGCGGGACCTTTAAAGCGGCATCCTCGGTCGTGATCGGCGACCGTAAAAACTCGATCTCTCGGTGCCGGACCTACCGTGTCTAGTGGTCCCTGGGAAGGAAGCTGCCTTCCGGTGAGTTTTTGGCTGACCACCTAAACGTCAGCAAAAAAATTCAACTTGCCCGAATGGGCACAGGAGACCAAAAATGGCAGAGACGCTTGTACCTTTAAATGACGCTACGGCTGTTGTTATTTACAGCCGATTACTGTTCTTCCAAGCCGTCCGTTCCACGGTCGCCGCCAAACTCATGGCGGTAGGACTCAAGGCGGACGACAAAACCAACTTCGTACAGATGTTCGACGAGCCCATGAAGGGGCCTGGCGATACCGTCAAGTACGATTTGATCCCCAATATCTCCGGTCCTGGTGTTCTGGGCGATAGCCCGATTGCCGGCCAGGAGGTGCCCTTCACCTGGTTCCAGGACTCTTTCGTCATCAACCAGCAACGTCAGGCCGAACTATTGGTCGGGCGCATGTCGCAGCAACGGGTTCCGTACTCGATGCGCGATGCCGGGAAGACCACCCTGGCGAACTGGTGGAAGGAGAACATCGACACTGGGCTATTGAATCAGCTCGGGGGCAACACTGCTCAGACCAATGTCGCCTACACCGGGCTTCAGGCGGCGGTAGCCCCGGACGCCGATCATCATATCTTCGGTGGCGATGCGACCAGCGAGGCAACCCTGGATTCCTCGGACACCTTTTCGGTGAACCTGATCCCGGAATTGATCGCCAAGGCCCAGGGAACGCTCACTTGGCCGATCAAGCCGGTAGTGCTGAAGGGCATCGAGGTGGCAGGGATTTTATTCCTGCATCCCCTTCAGGTGAAGGCGCTCAAAACGAATTTCACCACGGGCGAGTGGGGAGACATCTACCGGGCAGCCTTGCAGGGTGGCCAGATTACCGGCAACCCGATCTTTACGGGTGCCATCGGCATGTACGAGAACGTGGTAATCCATCAGGACGCCCGCGTTCCTTACGGCGACAACACCCAGAATCTCGTCTTCGATCCGATCACCAAGACCAAGGTGGCAGCTCCTACCAGTCTCGGAGCGGCTGCGACTGGCACGACCAGCGTGGCGCGCGGGATCTTTGTGGGCGCTCAGGCGGCGGCCATCGGCTTCGGCGGCGAGGCGGGACCCAATGGGAAGCCCCTCCGGGTACGGTGGTATGAGGAATTACTCGATGCTGGCAATCAACTTCGAATCACTGCGGGAATGATTTGGGGAGTGAAGAAGAGCCGGTTCAACGGTGAGGATTACGCGACGATAGTCGTAAGCACTTACGCCGCTTGAGAACTGGTTTGCCCCCACAATGACGGGATGGTGGCAACTTAAAGGAGTATAACCATGACAGAGGTCAACGGCGGATTTTACGCGGTCGATGATGTAGGGCTGATCTCCAACCCCCGAGGCGATAGCGTTCTC